GAAGTGGGTGCTGAAGTTGAGCATGAGTTTCAGATTAAGTTGAATGAAGCTCTTCCTGCTAAGAATAAGGCTCCTCGCCCCATTATTCAGAGTGGTGATAAAGGACAAATTATGATGATGATGCCTGTTAAATGCTTTGAAGATTTGCTTTTTGAATATTTTGAACAGGCTTCCATTAAGCATGTTTCAAAACATGATGCTATGACGCGAGTGTCTAAGCATTTGTCCTTTGAAGATGCAAAGCTTATTGAGGGTGATGGTAGTGCATGGGATAGTTGTTGTACTCCTGAGATCAGAGATATGACTGAAAATAAGGTGATTCAACATATTATCAATGTGCTAGCCAATGATGCCCAGATACCTCAAGAATGGATGGATGCTATGCTTAAGGATATGAAAAAGGCCAAAATTAGGGGAAAAGCCAAAATGGTTGATTTTATGACTGGTAAAGCTAAAGTTGCCATTGAGGCTATTAGGCAGTCAGGTCATCGCGGCACTTCAGCGTTTAATTATTTCATTAATTTGATTTGTTGGTTGTGTGTCGTATGTGATGAACCTTGGAATATGATTCCCAAAGAGAAAGGTAAATTGCGTGAATGGTATATATCCGCAGCTGATAAGCAGTGGTATCAAATGCGTTATGCTTTTGAAGGAGATGATTCCGCGATTTCCACCACTGAGAAGTTAAATTCTATTGATGTTGAAGGTTTGTGGACTTCTTTGGGATTTCGTATGAAACTTGTTTTTGTTAGTAATAAGTTAACATTTACTGGTTTTGATTTTCAGGTAGGTAAGAATGGTCCTACTGGGAAATTCGTGCCTGAAATACCCCGTAATGTTTCATCATCTTCGTGGTCTTGTTCTGCTTTGTTGAAGCAGGACCCTACTAAGGCTCATGAGATAGGGATGGCAGCAATGCTAGCCCGAGCTGAGAATTTTAAGGATTATGGACCTTTAAGTGCCTATTTTGCGGCATTGGGACTGGCACATGCCCGACTTTGTGGAGATCGGGCGATTGATGAGAAGGAAGCCCTTGATTTGGGCATCTATGCATGTAATTCTATTGTTATGAAACTCAATGATTTGATTGGTAATGCTCATTATCCTGATGAGGATATGAGGCTTCTTGTTGAAAATTCTGTGCAGGGTTTGGTTAAGCATGAGGAAATGACTCGTGCTTTGACTTCTCATTTTGATGATCCCTGCGATACCCAAGAAGCCTTAATACAGCTTCCTAAAGCTATGTGGGGCATTAGCGGTTTGGAAAAACCGCGCCGTTGAGTTTCTTTAATTGGCGGCTTTAATTAATTGGGATTTTGGTAGCATTTTGTGCTATGCCAGGGACTCCCCCATTCCGCTGCCGAGGAATGGATTAGAAACCCGCGTGCACCATCATCAGTATTGGGTGTAATAGAGGTGAATGAGGTAGGAGCCTATTCTATGTCGCAAGTTACCGCGAACTCATTCATCGGTAGGCTAGGGCGAGGCCGAAGGGTTGACCTTATGGTTCAGTAGGCGAGGGCTGCAAACCTCGTTGAAGAGCTAGGCGGCATACTGATGCCTGCGGAGGCGGTTAACGGTTATAGGAGTCGTGCCGTCCGGTGAGGGCCACATCGACTGGGAGTTGCGCCCCAGGGAGTTAGCCAGCTCCGCCATTTTGGTTCGATGCTTCCGACCTGCATGCACATTCTAAGGCTTGTGATCGGCTTAGTCGAAGGTGTGTGGTGGGGTGATGATCATCGCTGGGAAATGCTGGCAGTTTAGAATGTTAGTATTTCAATCATCCTGTAAGGAAGGCTACGGGTGCGCAGTGTTGCAGCACGTGTTATATGAGCGAGTTATGGGAGCGAGGTTGTGGTTTGTCCGTCCTCAGATTCTTGTATCAAGTCCGCGATAACACTGCATGTTGCATGGCTTAAGCATTGGGAGCTTGAAACAAGTTATGATTCTCTATTGTGATTCAGTTCAATGGCCGATAATACCCCTGAACCAATCCGATTTTGGAGTGAACGCAACTTGCGTTGGCGTCCGTTATACCGAAAATGTGCCACTTCTAAATGTGCTGGTTTTCATGATGGTTTTGTTAATGGGCGTGTTTTTAATTGTAATGATTGTAAGTATCGTTGCAAGTTGCCTGTTCAATTGTTGGCGGCTGAGAGAGTCACCGTCACCTCCCTCCAACGAACAGAACAGGTGTTCACGGGTTATGGCGGGGGTTTATGGTGTGAACCCATAAAGATTGTTCACAAATATCAGCCTTTTGAATCGATAGATGAATGTGCTTAGGCGCAAATTTTGGGAGTTATGGGTCACTCTGGATCTAAGTGCGGTTTCGGCCAATTCCGGGATTGGACTCCCGGAGATGTTGGTAGAGGGGGGATTAGTAATTTATGTTTTGACATGGATCCTCGTCGAGGCTATGGAAATGTTGTGACGGGAGATTCATTTCTAAACCCTCCTGTTTTGTATGACCAACAGTCAAAAACTTGTCTATATGGCACACATTATTTCGGAAAGCATTATCAGATTGTGCAGGCTGATGATCCGGAACAATGTGTGACAAAGTTTTTGGATGGTGCGAAACGTTAGGCTCAAACTCTGGAGTTTTGTTAAGGTATTGATCATGGCTACAGATCTGATTGCCTTTGAAATTTTCGGTGATGGCGGTTCAGCCATCAATGAGGTGAATACAGGAAGTACTGATAAGATATCTTATTTGCCTGTTACTGGTGCATTACGTCTAAAGACTTTTAAGGATACCAGTTGGATTTATGCAGAGTTTCCTTTATCTCAGCTTCATTTAACTGGTCCTTTTAATTCATTGCGTTCTTTGGACGGCATCGGTTTTGTTGTTACTCGTATTAATAGTTTTGTTACTATTGGTGAAGTTAACAAATTTTTCATTATAGGCACCTCTTCCGCATATAAAATGTGGATACAGTTGGGAAATATCAAAGGTTATTATGGAATAGCATTGCCTGATCTACCTTAAATGGCTAAGCATTTTTGGAGTCTTGCCGCTATTTTTGGTATTGATTGGATATGGCTAGAGCGCCTAGAAGACGCCCAGCTCCGCGACGTCGTAGGCAACAGCGCCAGCGACGTGTTCCGGATTCCACTGCTCTCAGAGGTATTCAACAAGGTGTTGCTCGATCTGTTGTTCGAGCTTTTGGTTCAAATCCAGTTCGTCGTAAGCGTCGTGCTGGTAGGGGCAAGCGTATGGCTGGTTTTCATCCTTGTCATTTAGATGCGTTTCATCAGGCGCATCTTTCGCTGCCCCGGCCTACTGGTCCCTATACTGTTATTCGTACTACCCAGTTGTTGGTTTCTGATACGGCTTTGGCTATTTTGGGACCTACTTTTGATAGGCAAAAAGGTGTTTGGACCAATCATTGTGCTTATTGGGTTAATGATACAACCAAGAAATTGGATGACACCAGTAATATGTGGGCTAATGCTTTTACCACGATTTCTGGAGGCAATTGGACTGGAGCGCAGGTAACACCTGCTGCTTATTCAGTTCAATTGATGAATCCCAATGCTCTTCAAACCACTAATGGTGTTGTTTATGCTGGTCGACTTCGTACTGAATATAAGATTAGTGAGAATGTTGGCAAGAAAGGCGATGAGATTGCCCAGGAATTTGTTTCTTATAACAATCCTAGGTTGATGTCCGCCGCAAAGCTGGCATTCCGTGGTGTTCAAATGGATATTGTTCCTTTTAATATGAGTGAGTTGGCCAATTTTACGCGGGTTGAAGAGGAAACCACCGGTGCTTTTACCGGTGCTGCCACAATGAATAATAACACCGGTTTTGCTCCATTGTTTGTTTATAATCCTAATAAGATTAATTT